GATAAAGTTTCTACTCTTGAAGATAAACTCAATAAATAATCAAAAAGAGATATGTTACAGGGTGCTGGAAACACGATAAGATTCTCTAATATCATTACTGAGTTTGGTCGCGCTAACGCCAAAGGTGGCGTTAGCTTGGGTGCATATCGAGTTAGTCAAACTTTTGGGGCAATGTCCAATCTGCCCCTTGATACGGGTATTCCACAGAGTGGAACTATCCGTATGAGTAATTTTTACAGCAAACAACTTAATTGTGTTGTAAATTATTATGATGGTAGTAATATAAGAAGAGCTACTGCTAGAAACAGATATAATAATGGTAGTTCCAATAGAGTTCAAACAATTGGTGGTTTTAGGGGAAGACCAAGTAATACTAATGGAACTAGAGTTATTATCCACGTCAATAAGAGAATTGGATCAGAGTATGATGGTAATCGTGGACTAAAGTGTGCATTAAGAACTGGTAGTTGGAATAGTAATACCAATCTTGATTTGAATATTGGTGGTTCTGGTGCAATTATTGGTGCCGGTGGTGCGGGTGGAAATGGTGGAAGTAGAAGTGGGGGTCAAACTAATGGTAAGAGAGGATCTTCTGGATTAGGTGTTGAATATCCTCTCGATATTACTAACTATGGATTCATCGCTGGTGGCGGTGGTGGAGGCGGCGGCGGTAAAGGTAAAAGAAAGGATAGGCACAAACGATCCCGTGATTATAGGAGATGTGGATGGTGGTGTGACTCCAGAGGTAGAAATAGAAGGAAGGATAGAAGAAGAAAAGGTGGCGGCGGCGGAGGCGGCGGTCAAGGATTCCCTGGAGGTTCAGGTGGTGGAGGAGCTAGTGCTGGCGGAAGCAATGGTGGTAATGGTAGTCAAGGCAGTCCTGGAGGTGCCGGTGGCGGCGGCGGCGATGGCGCTCGTAGCGGCGGCAATGGTGGAAGTTTTGGTAATAATGGTGGTAATGGTGATATGAGTGGTGGTAGCAAAGGTAGATCTATTGTTATCTCAGGTAGTGGAAGTATAAATTATGTCGTATCTGGGACTATATACGGTCCAACATTTAATGGTGGAGTCTTTTGATAAATAGATAAAAATCACCATATACGATGGCGAATATAAGAAAGCAATTCAACTTTCGCAATGGCGTTCAAGTTGATGATGACAATCTGGTTGTAAGTCCTACCGGACTGGTTGGAATTGGAACTACGGTTCCAACAGAACTCTTGCACGTTAATGGCGGAAATGCAAGAGTTACAGGATTTTTAACGGCATCTCAACTAAGAGGTCAAACATTATCCGTCTCTGATACTGCGACGATTGAAAATATAGAGGTAGGGAATACTTTAATTGGTGCTGGAATTAGTATTCAATCTGGTTTCATCACTGCAACAGATCCATCAGGAATTGTCACATATTATGGTGATGCCAGATTCCTACAAGGAATGCCAACATCGCAGTGGTTAGATATAGATGTTGGTTTGGGATTTACCAGCATCTACAATAGAGGTTTTGTCGGTGTTGCAACTGATGATCCTAGATATACACTTCAAATTGGTGGCACTACAGACCCACTCAACTTTGGAAACGGTGTCGGCATCAATTCAACTGGAGACATCTATGCAACTGGAATTGTAACAGCACATTCATTTGCAGGTATTGGTTCCGAATTAACATTATTAGATGGTACAAATATTGGATTAGGAACTATCTCTAACGATAGACTTCCCATTCTTGAAAATAATAGAATACCAAGCAATCTTAATTTATCAGGTATTATCACTGCTGGTACATTCAGTGGACCTTTAACTGGAGATGTTACTGGTAATGTTACTGGTAATGTTACTGGCATTGCAACTGGTGCAGAAGGATTAGTTGGAACTCCAGATATTATTGTTGGTATATTGACAGCATCCGCAGTTGCTGCATCAAGTTTCATTGGTGGAATCACTGGAGATGTTACTGGCACAGCAACAACAGCAAGAAGTTTAACATCTGATGCTGATGTAGATATTAATGATCTTACAGTCGGTGTTGCAACTGTTTCAAATATTTTAAGCGCAACTTTAATTGGTGTTGGGACAGATTCTGAATTAACATCAGATATTACAATTAGAAAATTTAACTCTCCATCTATTCTCCAATTATCGAGTGGTATTAACACTACAACTAATATAGAATCTCTTGTTTCTTTAGGTTCGACTACTTCTTTAGCAGAAAATAGTGGAGGAATTAGATATAATAATCCAAATACAGCATTCCCATACAGTCTTTATGAGTCATTAGATCTTATCAACTTTGGAAATGGTAATGTAAATTATTATCTTCAAGCAGGAACTGCTGGTGTCGGAACTGGAGATTTCCATTGGCATCATACAGGATCAAATAACCTTATGACTCTCACTTATGGTGGTAGTCTGGGTATTGGTAAAACTGATCCAACTGCAAGATTAGAAGTTACTGGACTTACTAGTACATCAGACTTATTCGTACAGACTAGTGTTGAAGTTGGTGGAAATATTGCAGTAGATGGTGACATCTCCGTACCTGGAACTGGTTCTTCAATCACTACTAGAGCAATCTATATTGAAGATGGTTCAGCAGGACTTCTGAATCCTGATGGAACAGAAATTATTCCAGCACCAGGACAAAACTTCAATAGTTTAAATATCACAGGTGTCTCTACTGTTGGAGATCTATTTGTAGATGGCAGACTTAGTATTGATGATGATCATTTAACTGGTGGCGGTCTTTCTATCAATCCAATATCATATACAGAAACACCATTTGCAGCAGTACAAATAGGTCATCCTCTTGATCAATTTACTCAGGATCAACTTGGTATTGGTGGAACTATTGATCAAACATCTGTAAGTGATATTACACTACTAGACGGTGGTCAAGTTGGAATTGGCACCACTGCATTAGATGAATTTACTGCTCTCACAGTTTATGGAACTGCTGTTATTGAACGCCTTGCGATAGGTGTTGGGGTAACTCAAATGACAACTGGTGCTCTTAATATTCAAGGACCAGTCTTTGTTAGTGAAGGTGCTCTTGACGATTCTGCTGCTGATGGAACACCTAGCGCAGATATTCGCACAACAGGAATTATGACTGCTTTGAATGGATTCAGTAGTGGTATTGGAACAGGTATTAAGATGAATGTAGTTGGAAATGAAATTCAATTCGTTGTTCCCGGTGTTGGTGCTACATCTCTCACATTGTTCTAATCTTATCATATTAAGAGGGGCTTGACAATAACCTAAATTATGATTAGAATATGTTTGTTGCTTTTGAAGAATGAGCTCTAAAGATATTAAAGGACCTATAAATTTTATAAAAAATGATACTTCTAATAAAACTCTGTTAGAAAAACCAAAATCTGTAGACTTTGTTTATAAAGTATTTCCAATTACATATTATCATTTGTCAATGACTGATAATGATATGTTAAAGGATTTACTTATTGATAAGATTGTAGCAGATGCAAAAAACTTAGAGATACCAGAGGGTTGGTTTACTAATAAGTTAATGACATCGTTTGATGGAGAACCAAGAGGGAAAGAAATATTTTTTGGTGAAGATGATACTTATCAAAAGGTATTAGAAAAAAGATATGGTGCTTGTATCAATGCAATTTTTGATGCACCATATAAGATTGATATTGATGAAATATGGTATAATGTTTATATGAATGGTGAATGGCAAGAGGAGCATGATCACGTTGGTGGTCCTCATGGTTCGCATTATTCTTGCATTCATTTTTTATCTTTTGATCCAAAAATTCATCAACCAGTTGAATTTAGAGATCCACTTTCACAACTTCGTAATTTGAGTGTTGAATTAGATAGAAACAATTATGCACACACTTGGTATCCAGAACTTAAAGAAGGAGACTTTATTATGTTTCCATCTTATCTTTCTCATTCTGTTAAACCAGGAAAACCAACCCCAGACTATCCAAGAATTACAATCGCATTTAATTTTAGAGTTTTAGATTATCAAGGAGAAATGTATAATGATTGATGTTGTAGATGATTTTTTAACACAAGAAGAACTTGACTTTGTAGTTGAGTATTGTGTCGATGCTCCTTATTACTATGGAGAGGCAGATAATTCTGATACACCAGTAACAGGATTAGTTCATAATGTCTGGTTTGATGGTATGGAGGAAGATGATCTTACCAGTGAAAGAATTCCAAAAAATGCTGTTGATGATTCAACCATAGACACAAAAAGATTTTATAATATATTTGCTGATAAAATTGTAGAAAAATTCTCTGATTGTGATAAAAAAAATATTGTAAGATTGTATATTAATTGTTTCGCTCCAAGTGAGAATCCATATTTTCATACTGATGAAGATGAAGGTGTAGATGCAAAAACATTTCTTTTCTACACCACACCAGGATATGATATCGATAATGGTGGAGAAACACAATTCCTTGTAGATGGTTCTTTTTATGGAATTCCTCCAATTCAAAATCGATTAGTTGGATTTCCCGCAAGCATCCTACATAAAGCAACAACATACCGAAATGGATATCGTTTCACTGTTGCTATCAAATACAACTTTACTGAAAAAGAATGACAGAAAAAATTGCTATCATTGGTGCAGGAAACGCAGGTTGTATTTCAGCATTAAATCTTCATTATTTGAGGGAAACTGAAGATTATGATATTGATGAAATTGAAATCTATCACGATCCTAATATTAATATTGAGAAAGTTGGTCAAGGAACACAATTAAATATTCGTGAAACTATTTTTGATGTCCTTGATTTGGATTGGGTAAATAAAAATAATATTAAAGCAACAATAAAGCAAGGTATTCGATATAAGGGATGGGGAAAGAATACTGATGACTTCTTTCACGCTTTTCGGAGTGGTTCATTTGCAATGCACTATGTACCGAAACTATTTTCTGAACAGGTTTTAGAATCTGGTATTTTTAATGTTGTTGAAAAAACCATCACTGATCCAGAAAATGAAATTGATGCAACATACATTATAGATTGTAGAGGAAGACCAGATAAGTTAGATGATTCTTATGACATTTTAACAAATCCTATCAATTCTGTAATTCTTGCCAGAAAGGAAGGTGCGGATCCAAATTTATTGTGGACAGAGCATATTGCGACACCAAATGGTTGGGTATTTGTAATTCCAAATCACGATAGTGTTTCTTATGGTTATTTGTATAATAATACAATTACAACTAGAGAAGATGCTGAGAAAGATTTTATTCAAAGATTTGATGTAGAACCTAATGGTTATCTTTCTTTCGATAATTATATCGCTAAAGATATGTGGAGAGGTGAGAGAACTATTTTGAATGGCAACTCATATTCATTTATTGAACCAATGGAAGCGATTGCATCTCTTGTTCATCATAATGTATCCGAATCTTTGTATGATGTAATGATTGGTGCTCAATCAAGAGAAGAAGTGAATAATATAGTTCATACTGAGATACTTCAAGTTCAAGATTTTATTTTGTGGCACTATAAGAATGGATCAATTTATGATACCCCATTCTGGAATTATGCACAGTCTTTAGCATATTCAAATAATAATGCACTTATAGATCATATTCAAAAGTGTATAGAACTCCCATATATTTTTAACCCTGAAAATCAAGAAGACTTAGAGTATGCTTATTGGGAACCTCCAAGTTATAAATGTTGGTATAATAATGTTGGTGGTGCATGAAAACGGAAGTATTTCCAGTAACTATATTTCAATCTAGAGTAAATGGAAACGAGATTCTAAAACAAAATCTAGTTCAATCTATACTAGATTCTCTAGATGAACTAGAAATACCTGAAGACTGGACCACTAATAAAATTCTTACTTCTTTTAATCAAGAAAAAGATTTCATCGAGAAAGATAAAGATATCTTGTTGAACATCTATCACAATACGATTGATGAATTTTTTGATGATCAATATGGATTGCACTTCACTGATCTTTGGTATAATGTGTATCGAGATGGTGAGTACCAAGAAATTCACGATCATCTGTACTCTAAGATAAACCATTCTCATTTCTCGTTCATTCATTTTTTATCCTATGATAAAGATGAGCACCAACCACCTGAATTTTGGGATCCTCTGAGATCTATGAGGTATTTGAGTTTGGAGATGAACTCAAACAATTGTGGTGAGGTATATGTTCCAAAAATTGAAGAGGGAGATTTGTTGATGTTTCCTTCATATTTGCAGCATTGTGTACCACCTGGCAAGGCAACTGAAAAACCACGAATAACAATTTCATTCAACGCAATCGTAACACTATATGGAGAAGAGCGTAGGGTTTACTGACTTGTTCCAGTTCTTAGACTGTCTGCAAGGTATCTTAGTAGGTGATCTTCTGCTATAATAATTCCATACCAAACAGGAAACCCGTGATCACCCTTCGCCCCCATCAGCAGAATGCTTTGGAAGCGATGCAGAAACATACTAAAGGTCAGGTTATCATCCCTACTGGTGGTGGCAAGACTATTTGTATGATTGAAGACGCTAAAGTACGATTCGATTCTGATGGTCCTACAAGGATTGTTGTAGTTGCTCCTCGTATTCTTTTGGCAGCACAACTCTGTAAAGAGTTTTTGGAAGTTATTGACAATGCTGCCGTGTTTCACGTTCACAGTGGAGAAACTGAGCACTTCAGTAGCACAAAACCTGCATATATTGAGCGGTGGTGTAAACAAGCGTATCGAAATCAACTGATTTTTACTACATATCATTCGTTGCACCGTATTCAGGAGGCAGGAATTGAAATCGATACCATTTACTTTGACGAAGCGCATAATTCGGTTCAAAGAAACTTTTTCCCTGCTACGGAACACTTTGCTTCTGATTCTGATCGCTGCTACTTCTTCACTGCTACTCCTAAGCATAGTGTTACTATTTTCAAACCAGGGATGTATGATGGGTCAGTATATGGTCAAGTTTTATGTAATGTTCCTGCTCCTTTGCTTGTCAATGAAGGGTATATTCTTCCTCCAAAAGTGGTTGTTAAACAATTGCCACAAGGGGACTTTAGACTCACAGATTCACAGAATTTGTTGGAAACCATCGATGACAATGCAATCAATAAGATTCTGATTGCCGCACGTTCTACTAAGCAGATTATGCGTCTTGTTTCTGATTCTGACTTTTGTCTTCAACTTGAGAGGCGTGGTTATCACTGGATGTGTATTACTAGCAAGACTGGTGCCATTATTGATGGTAAGAAAGTATCCCGTGAGGTATTCTTCAACACTCTAAA